AAAAACAGGATATATAACTTATTTAAGCGATTCAACAGATAGGGTATTGAATTATAAATCTAATGTATTGCAAAATAAAACTCAGTTTATTAAGAATGCAGTTACAAAGCTATTTGTAGATAATAATGTTTTTGTCGAGCCAATATTTGATGTAAAATCAGGCTACTTAAAAAGCATATACACATTGCCAACAAAAAATTTTAGGCTTGAGGTAAATGACGACAACACAATTGGATATGTTCAGTTTTTGGATCAGTATAACAATCCTGACAAGAAATATAATCTTAACAACATTATTTATCTTAGTAGATTTTGCACTTTGAGTGGTGGTCAACCAAACCATCTTGGTTTATATGAGACCGTCATTAAAAGTTTGGGAGAGCAGATAGTTAACTATGCTAATCCAAAGAAGCCAAGAGCAATTTTACAAAGCAATCAAGTAGGACAAGGACAATTAAAAGATAAAGATAAGAATGGTGTTGAAAAAGAGTTGCAGGCACGATTTGATAAGTCTGTTAACGGCATTGCATATGTTGATAAAATGTGGACAATCACACCAATTAATTGGACAGACAATGCTGTAAATAAAGATCTTATGTCTTTTGTTATTGATACGGTTTATAACTATTTCAATATTAATGATGATATTATAAAAAACAAAGCTAATGAGTTTGAAATGAGCTTGTTTGTAAATACAACAATTAAACCATTAGCAGAACAATTTGAGAAAGAGTTTACTAATAAACTTTTTACAGATAATGAATACTTTTTTGGAAACAGAATTGAATTTGACTATCAACCTTTATTAATTACTACTATGACAACGAAAGTAAACCTTGCTCAGAGTGGTATAAGAAATGGATTCCTTAATATCGATGAAGCACGAGAGCAGTTTGGATATAGTCCACTTCCTGATGGATTAGGTCAAAAGTATAGAACAAGTGCTGACTTAGTAAATATAGAGGTAGTTGATGATTATGAGCTTGGAAAAGTTGGTAAATCAACAAATGATGTATATCAATCGACAAATGTTTCACATGAAACAGTTGTTGATGAAGATATAAATTCAAAAAAGGAGGTAATCAATGCAACAACCAATGACTAAACAAAGTGAATACAGAAGCATCAAGTTTGAGACTCGTGTTGAAGAAAAGCAAGAAGGTGGAAAAAAATTAGTATTGCGAGGTTATCCGATTCTGTTTAATACCGAGACCAAGATTTTTGATTTTTGGTATGGAGAAGTCCGAGAAACGATACTGCCAACAGCATTGGATGGAACTGATTTAAGCGATGTCTATCTGATCACAGGTCACAACATTGAGCCTGACAAAGTTTTAGGCAGAAATGGAAAAAATATGCGATTAGAAGTTGATGAGACTGGATTGTTCTTTGAGTGTGAGCTTCCAAATACACAACTAGCACGAGATATATATAATCTTGTTGAAAGTGGATTAGTAGATGGAATGTCTTTTGGCTTTACTTGTAGTGATGAAGTAAATCCTGAAACAATGATAAGAACAATAACTCACATAGACGAATTGTATGAGATTACAATTACTCCATTTCCTGCATATAAGGAAGCTTCAGTAATTGCACATAACAGCAATACAAGATCAGAAGATCCAAATGCAGACAGTCAAGATGAAGTTGATGCTTCTGCCATTGAGGAAAAAGTAGACGAGCTTGAAACTCAAGTAGACGAACAGCAATCTCAAATTGATGATCATGAAGAAAAAATTAAAGAATTGGAGGCATTGTTAGATGACTAAAGAGATTGAAGAACTTAGAGACTTAAATCTTGAAAAAGAAAGTCTAATTGCTAGAAAAAATGCTATTAAAAAACATCTAGCAGAGCATAGAGACTCAATAACTGATAATGAAATTCTTAACAACACAAATGAAGTTAAAGAAATTAAAGCACAGTTAGAAAGAGTTAATGCTCAAATTGAAATTGCACAAAAATTTGCAGAAAATAATCAAAGAGGAGAAAAAATTCAAATGGAAAATATGAATGTTGAAAAAACAAGATCAATGGAATATCGTCAAGCATTTATGAAGTATGTACAGAGAGGTATCAATAGTGATCTTCTTGAGAAGAGAACTGATGAGTATACAACAACTTCTACTGCATCAACTGTTATTCCACAGACAATAATAGATGAAATTATTAAGGAGTCAAAAGTACAAGGTAATATTCTTTCAAAGGTTAGAAAGCTTAATGTTAAAGGTGGCGTTAAATTTCCTACTATTACAGTACTTCCTACTGCTTCTTGGATTGACGAAGATACTCCAAGTGACAGAAAGAAACTTAGCACAGGCAGTGTAACATTCTCATACTATGGTCTTGAGGTTAAGATTGCACAGTCATTGCTTAGTGAGTATGTTTCAATAGATGCATTTGAGAGAGAGTTTGCAATTCTAGCTGTTGAAGCTATGACAAATGCAAAAGAGATCGCTATATTTAATGGAACTGGAAGTGGTCAGCCTACTGGTATTCTTACAGCTTCAGGTGTTACAGAGGCAACTATTACTTCTGCAAACCTTGTTAAATATGACAAGTTTATATCTGCTATTGGTAAGTTAAAGCCAGCATACAGAAGTGGTGCAGAATTCGCTATGAACAGTGCTACTTGGGATGCAATTGTTGGTATGGTAGATGTTAACGGTCAACCAGTTGCAAGAGTAAATTATGGTCTTAACGGTGCTGATTACAGACTATTTGGCTATCCTGTAAACATTGTTGAAGCAGATAGAATTAAAGGTGTTGATACAGCAGTTGCTGGTACAGACTATATTATAGTTCTTGGACAGTTCAACAAGTATGCAATTAACTCTAACGGAAATCTTGGAGTATATAAATATCGTGATGAGGACAACAACCAAGATGTTACTAAAGTTCTTGAGTTTGTTGATGGTAAAGTACTTGATACAAATGCATTCCTTAGAATTAAGCTTGCAAATGCATAATTAAAAGGAGATTATTATGGATAGAATAACAGATATATGGAAAGATGTTTTGCAAAATCTATCTGGCAAAACTCTTACAGGAAATTATACAAGAATTGATGATCTCCTGAAAGCTTTTAATAACTTTTATGTCTGTGAAGTTACTTTCTCTAAAACACCATCTGGTGCAAATGTTGTTGTAAAGAAAGGTGCAGAAACAATAAACGCAGATGAGAGTGGAAAATATCATCTTAAAGAGGGTACATATTCTTATGATGCTACAGCTACACACTATACTTCTAAGACAAACCAAGAGTTAGTTATAACTAATGCAGATGAAACAACAGGTACTAAGACTGTAAGTGTTACTCTTAGCAGAAGCGAATGTGGTGTATCATTTACTCTAAGTCCTGAAACTGCTACTCTTGTTGTAAAAGATAGTGAGAGTCATACAATTACTGCTGTCGATGGTGTATATTGGCTACCAGCAGGAAGTTATACTTATACAGCATCAGCAGAAGGATATACTTCAGCAGAAGATGTTTCTTTGACAATCTCTGCAGGAGATGTTACAACTGGTACAAAGACAGTAGAAGTTACTCTTGTTGAGGCTTAATAATTAGGAGGGATTGGCAATGCCAGAAGATTCAAAAATTACAATTGATGAAAAGTTATTGGCAAGATATAAAATGAGTATAGGAGATCTTAATCCTATGAGTGTTTTGGATTGCTATTACAAGGGCTTTTTAATATCAGCAAAAGCCGATTTGCTTAGTGATGATATTAGTGAACAAGCTCTTGAGTCAGAACTTGGCGAAACTTGTGTAATATTATATGCAGAAGCATTAATGAATAAAACTGACATTGCCACAAATCCTACAATTAGCCTTTTAAGGAATAAACTCTCTTTAATTACAAAAGGGGATCGTATAGATGTTTAATACTAAAAGACTTGTAGTATTATGTGATATTGATTCTACTCAATCGGCAGATAATGGAGATAGGGTTAGAATTGTTACAAATGCAATAAAGACAATTGGCGAAAAAACAATTGCTGGAGTAAACACTCAAACATTAGCACAGTTACAAAATATGTCTTTTAGTTATTCAATAATTGTAGACAAAATGTATTATTCTGATCAAAAATATTTATTTGTTGATGATAAGGTTTATAAAATTCAAAGTGTTACTCCTGCAAAGCTTAATAAAGATTGTAAATTAAATGTAGTTGAGTTCTCAGATGCAAATATTGAGAATGCTATAAAGGAGTGGTTGTTTAATGATATACAATAAAGAGCCTATTCTTATTTTGTGGGATTTTGTTAAAGAACTAAAATCTAAAATTAAGATTTATAAAGAGTCAATGGATGAGCAAAAAGACAATGTTCCTGATAGTTATATATTGCTAAGAAGCCAAGTCTCTGATTCAACTAAAGTCTATGGAGATGGAAAAAGTTGTATAAGACTTGCTAATTGCAACATAACTTTAGTTACTAAAGGATATGCTGAAGATACAACCGATAAGCACAACATCAATAAAAAACTTATAAAAAATTGCTTAACAAATAAAGATGTTGATTTTAGAGAAATAAATTTGGGATATAACGATAGTAATCAGTCAACAGAACATACATTTAGTCTAGAGGTAGAATACATTGGCTAGTAATCGTAAAACCAAGAGTGGTAAACATCAACTTAATTTATATGACGAATTAAAGCCTATATTAGACCAATACACCAAAGAAGTTTGGGCTAAAAAAGAAAAAGCTCTTGATAAGGCTTCAGATTATTTATTGGAAAAGTTGGAGCAGGCAAGTCCTGTTGATACAGGCACTTTTAAGTCAAGTTGGGTAAGAACAGACAAATATTATAATGTAAGATATGTTGGAAACTCTGCTGTTGGTAGTAAAAATGAATATGGTTACGATATTCCATTGTCAAATCTTATAGAGTTTAGTTCTAAAGGAAAGCCTTTCATTCAAT